GGGGGCGGAAAGGTCGTGGTTATCGGGCGGCAGGGGTAAAAAGAATAAAAAAATCCCGCAGTGATCGCGGACAGGAACTGCGGGAGAGTTACGAAGATTAAGTGTAAGGAATTATTCTTATATCACGACAAAAAAATTAACGCAGAGAAATTATAAGTGCCACAGGGATTTTGTGAAAATGTGAAGATATTCAGAATTTTTATGCCATTACCGGTTTTAACCAACAGGATTATCGGTGGGCATGAAAGAAAACCCCGGTATCTGCTGATACCGGGGTTTCTCTTTAGCATGGCAGAAATGTGTTTCATGCTTTTCGGGCGAAGGATATCCGACTTCTGTACGGAATGGCAAGTGGCGGTTAATTTATTCAGGGGAAGGCTGTATGGGAAAAGGTGGCGGTAAGGCACACACGCCTCGTGAGGCGAAGGATAATCTCAAATCCACGCAGATGATGAGTGTGATTGATGCGATTGGTGAGGGACCGATAGAAGGTCCGGTGAAGGGACTGCAGAGTATCCTGGTGAACAAAACCCCGCTGACGGACACGGACGGTAATCCCGTGATACACGGTGTGACCGCGGTCTGGCGTGCCGGGGAGCAGGAGCAGACACCACCGGAAGGCTTTGAGTCCTCCGGAGCTGAAACCGGACTGGGCGTGGAAGTGACGAAGGCAAAACCGGTGACGCGCACCATTACGTCCGCGAACATTGACCGCCTGCGGGTTACCTTCGGGGTGCAGTCACTGGTGCAGACCACGTCAAAGGGTGACCGAAACCCGACATCCGTCCGCCTGCTGATTCAGTTACAGCGTAACGGTAACTGGGTGACAGAAAAGGATGTCACCATTAACGGCAAGACCACCTCGCAGTTTCTGGCGTCGGTGATTCTGGATAATCTGCCTCCCCGTCCTTTTAACATCCGGATGGTCCGGGAGACAGCGGACAGCACCACGGACCAGCTGCAGAATAAGACGCTGTGGTCGTCATACACCGAAATCATCGATGTGAAACAGTGCTACCCGAACACGGCCATTGTGGGGCTGCAGGTGGATGCGGAGCAGTTCGGCGGCCAGCAGATGACGGTGAACTACCATATCCGCGGTCGCATCATCCAGGTGCCGTCAAACTATGACCCGGAAAAACGCACGTACAGTGGTATCTGGGACGGCAGTCTGAAACCGGCATACAGCAACAACCCGGCCTGGTGCCTGTGGGACATGCTGACTCACCCGCGCTACGGCATGGGAAAACGTCTGGGGGCGGCGGATGTGGACAAGTGGGCGCTGTATGCCATCGGGCAGTACTGCGACCAGACGGTCCCGGATGGTTTCGGGGGGACCGAGCCGCGGATGACCTTTAATGCGTACCTGGCACAACAGCGTAAGGCGTGGGACGTTCTCAGTGATTTCTGCTCTGCGATGCGCTGTATGCCGGTATGGAACGGTCAGACGCTGACGTTCGTTCAGGACCGCCCGTCGGATGTGGTGTGGCCGTACACCAGCAGCGATGTGGTGGTGGATGATAACGGCGTGGGTTTCCGCTACAGCTTCAGTGCCCTGAAGGACCGGCACACGGCGGTGGAGGTGAATTACACCGACCCGCAGAACGGCTGGCAGACCTCCACGGAACTGGTGGAAGACCCGGAAGCCATACTGCGCTACGGACGCAACCTGCTGAAGATGGACGCGTTCGGCTGTACCAGCCGGGGGCAGGCGCACCGTGCCGGGCTGTGGGTGATAAAGACCGAACTGCTGGAAACGCAGACGGTGGATTTCACGCTCGGGTCTCAGGGGCTGCGGCACACACCCGGTGACATCATTGAAATCTGTGATAACGACTATGCCGGGACCATGACCGGCGGACGTGTCCTGTCCATCGATGCCGCCAGCCGTACCCTGACGCTGGACCGGGAGGTGACACTGCCGGAGACCGGCACGGCCACTGTTAATCTGATTAACGGCAGCGGTAAGCCGGCGAGCGTGGCCATCACCGCACACCCCGCGCCTGACCGGATACAGGTCAGCACCCTGCCGGATGGTGTGGAGACATACGGTGTGTGGGGACTCTCCCTGCCGTCACTGCGTCGTCGCCTGTTCCGCTGTGTCTCCATCCGGGAAAACACGGACGGCACCTTTGCCATCACGGCGGTGCAGCACGTACCTGAAAAAGAAGCCATCGTGGATAACGGGGCCCGCTTTGAGCCGCAGTCAGGCACCCTGAACAGCGTTATCCCACCGGCAGTGCAGCACCTGACGGTGGAGGTGAGTGCAGCTGACGGTCAGTATCTGGCACAGGCGAAATGGGACACGCCGCGGGTGGTGAAGGGTGTGCGCTTCAGTCTGCGTCTGACCAGCGGAAGCGGAGAAGACAGCCGTCTGGTGAGCACCGCCAGCACCGCAGACACGGAGCACCGTTTCAGCGGCCTGCCACTGGGGGAATACACCCTGACGGTCAGGGCGATTAACAGTTATGGCCAGCAGGGCGAACCGGCCACCACCACGTTCAGGATTAACGCACCTGCAAAACCCGCCACCATTGAGCTGACGCCGGGGTATTTTCAGATAACGGCGGTCCCGCGTCTTGCGGTGTATGACCCGACGGTACAGTTTGAATTCTGGTTCTCAGAAAAACGCATCACGAACACAGCACAGGTGGAAAAATCTGCCCGTTATCTGGGGACCGGCAGTCAGTGGACTGTCCATGGGAGCCGGATTAAGCCGGGGACGGATTTCTGGTTTTACGTGCGAAGCGTCAACCTGGTGGGAAAATCTGCTTTTGTGGAAGCCAGCGGGCAGCCCAGCAATGATGGTGAAGGGTATCTGGAAATTTTCCGGGGGCTGATAGATGAGACGCTTCTGGGTCAGGCACTGAAAGAGCGCATTGATGCTTCAGCGCTGCGTACGGAGGTCACGCAACTGGAAGAAGACATCCGTCAGCGGATGGACACGGATATCGCAGAAGTGACCCGGAAAATCGGGGAGGCGGAAAACAGCCTCACGCAGCTGGTTGCGAAAAAGAATGAGGACCAGACACTGGCCATCGCGCAGATGAGCCAGAAAGTGGACCGGGTGAGCAGTGAAATCTCACAGACTGTCAGCCAGGGGCAGTCAGAAAACGCCCGGCAGATAGCACAGGTCCGCCAGTACGTGGATAAAAAAGGGAGTGAAATTACCTCGACCACGGATAAAAAGCTGGGTGACCAGGCCGTGACCATACAGCAAATCCAGCGGGTTCAGTCAGACACGCGCAATGAGCTGAATGCCATGTATATGCTGAAGGTGCAGAAAACAAAAAACGGTATTCCCTATGTGGCCGGGATTGGCGCGGGGATTGAGGATGTTGATGGTCAGACCCTGAGTAACATTCTGCTGCAGGCCGATCGCATTGCGATGATTACCCCGGAGAACGGCAACACCACGCCGCTGTTTGTGGCGCAGGGGAATCAGCTGTTCATGAACGACGTGTTCCTGAAGCGACTGTTTGCGGTGAGCATCACGTCATCCGGCAATCCTCCGACGTTTTCCCTGACGCCGGATGGCAGGCTGACAGCCCGCAATGCGGATATCAGTGGAGCCATCACGGCGAATACCGGCACGCTCAATAATGTCACCATTAACGAGAACTGTGTCATCAGAGGGAAACTGTCTGCAAACCAGATTGAAGGCGATCTCGTTAAAACAGTGGGTAAGGCTTTCCCTCGTGACTCCCGTGCACCGAAGCGTTGGCCATCAGGAACCATTACCGTCAGGGTTTATGACGATCAGCCGTTTAACCGGCAGATTGTTATTCCGGCGGTGGCTTTCAGCGGTGCCAGACATGAGCGGGAGAACAGCGATACTTATTCGTCATGCCGCCTGATAGTGAAGAAAAACGGTGCTGAAATTTATAACCGTACCGCGCTGGATAATACGCTGGTTTACAGTGGTGTTATTGATATGCCTGCTGGTCGCGGTCACATGACGCTGGAGTTTTCTGTATCAGCATGGTGGGTAAATGGCTGGTATCCCACAGCAAGTATCAGCGATTTGCTGGTTGTTGTGATGAAGAAAGCCACTGCAGGCATCACGATTAGCTGAATTTTATAACCCCAATACGGGCGCCAGAAATGGCGCCTTTTTTATTGCAGAAAAGCGAGAGGTAATTATGCGTAAAGTTTGTGCAGCCATTTTGTCCGCAGCCATCTGTCTGTCCGTATCCGGTGCGCCTGCATGGGCGTCTGAACATCAGTCCACACTGAGCGCGGGGTATCTTCATGCCCGTACGAACGCTCCCGGCAGCGATAATCTGAACGGGATTAACGTGAAATACCGTTATGAGTTTACGGACGCGCTGGGGCTGATTACGTCCTTCAGTTATGCCAATGCTGAGGATGAGCAAAAAACGCACTACAGCGATACCCGCTGGCATGAAGATTCCGTGCGTAACCGCTGGTTCAGCGTAATGGCGGGGCCGTCTGTGCGCGTGAATGAATGGTTCAGTGCTTATGCGATGGCAGGTGTGGCTTACAGCCGTGTGTCGACTTTCTCCGGGGATTATCTCCGCGTAACTGACAACAAGGGGAAAACGCACGATGTGCTGACCGGAAGTGATGACGGTCGCCACAGCAA